TGCTCACTGACCAACGGCACGTTGGACTTGAACGGCTATACGCTGACCACTGGTTTGTTTAGCTCAAACCAAACCAACGTCAGGACATTGGCTTTTGGCACGGGCAAGATTGTTTTGACTGCCACTTCTGGAACTATTTTTACAACATCTACCAGTACCAATTTAACAGTTACCGGTACAAACCCGTTGATTCAGGCAACGGCTGGCGGTGCGGGTACTCGCTCAATTACTATAGGGGCGGCTGGGGCAACCAACGCAATCAGCGTGGATGTAACGTCTGGGACAGACATCATTAGCCTTGGAACAACAAGTGGCGCATACAAAAATGTAAACTTTACAGGGTTTACGGGTACGTTTTCTACTGCAAACTCAATTTCGGTTTTTGGCAACTGGAACTTTGGCGGGGTTACCGCAGTAAGCGGCAGTTCAACAATTAGTTTTGCTGCTACATCGGGTACAAAAACAATTACATCAAATGGCGTATCGTTTCCGGGCAGTACTAACTTCAACGGTGTAGGCGGTACTTTTCAACTCCAAGACCCTTGTACAGTCCCCGCTACTAACACAACCAATCTAACCAACGGCACTTTGGATTTAGTTAGCTACACACTAACCACTGGGTTGTTTGCTTCAAGCAATAGCAATACCAGAACATTAGCTTTTGGTACAGGCAAGATGGTTTTAACGGGTACAAACACAAACGTTTACACAACAAGCATAGCAACCGGGCTTACTATGACCGGGACAAGGACTGTTGAGATTACAGGAGTTGGTATAGGTGGGGAAACGCGGACTGTTAGTGGGGGGAATGTAGCAACTGGTGGTGGTTCTGCCGCAAATGCAGCCAATTTGTACATTAAAGCTGGCGCAGACATTTTTAGCCCCGGCACTGCTGCAAGAGCTTATGGAACACTTGATTTCACTGGTTTTTCAGGGTCGTTGATTACAAATGCGTCACCACAAATTTATGGTGACTTGGTGTTGTCCACAGGAATGACTGTTACGACTGGAACAAACACTTTTATTTTTGCCGCTACAACAGCCCAAACAATTACCAATAACAACGTCACCATCAACAGCGATATTACGTTTGATGGAATCGGTGGTACGTTTGCCTGCCAAGATGCCCTGACGCTAGGCTCTACTAAAGCCTTGACAATGACCAACGGCACGTTAAAACTCAAGTCAGGCACAACCAGCACAGTCGGATCGTTTGCCACATCAGGCACAAACCAGAAGTTTCTGTCAGCAACAACACCCGGCACGCAAGCCACTCTATCTGACGCCAGCGGTACAAACAGCGTGAACTACCTAACCATTCAGGACAGCAATGCTACGGGCGGGGCGGTGTTCCAAGCCTTTACCTCAAACTTTAATGTTGACGCAGGAAATAACACTGGGTGGAAATTCAATAATGCCGGTGGTGCTTTTCTAATGTTTTTTTAATTTTTAGAGGTGCTTTTTAATGGCTCAATCAGGCTTTACCCCAATCTCGCTGTACTACACAACTACGGCTGCGGCAACACCGTCTTCTGCCAACCTTGTTGCTGGTGAGTTGGCGCTTAACACAGTTGATGAAAAGTTGTATTTCAAAAACTCCGCAGGCACTGTCAAGTTGCTGGCAAGTAGCGCGGCCACAACGCCAGTTACAACAGTTTCATTTGGCACTACAGGTTTAACACCGTCGTCTGCTACTTCTGGGGCTGTGACGGTTGCCGGAATTCTTGCAGTTGCAAACGGCGGCACGGGGAACGCAACTGGAACCGCAACAGTAAACGCAAACCTGACTGGCGCAGTCACATCCGTTGGAAATGCTACCTCACTGGGTTCGTTCACCTCTGCCCAGTTGCTTGCTGCTCTAACCAACGAAACAGGCACCGGCGTTGCAGTGTTCGGAACTTCACCCGCAATCACCACCAGCTTGACCACTGCATCTACTTCATTTGCTTTGCTGAATACCACAGCAACCACGCTTAATGTCGGCGGTGCAGCCACCACAGTAAACATTGGCGCGGCCACGGGCACAATGACCGTAGCCAACACCACCCTTGCAGCCAAGGCCATCACAGCGTCCACCACGCTGGGCGTGACAGGCGTATCTACATTGACTGGGGGCGCTCTTGTTCAAGGTTTGACTGTTGGGTTGGGCGGTAGTGCGGTAGCTACCAATACTGCTGTTGGCAGTGGCGTACTAGTATCTAACGTTGCTGGGGTAAGAAACACCGGGGTAGGGGAATTTGTGTTACTCGCTAACAGTGGGGGCAGTTATAATACTGGGGTAGGAAGTTATGCGTTAGTTAATAACATTGCAGGTAATAATAATATTGCAGTGGGTGATAGCGCGTTAGTTAATAACATTACAGGTAATAATAATATTGCGATTGGATATGGTGCAGGCGCTTATATCACAGGCTCCAATAACGTAGTCGTCGGCGGTTACGACGGTAGTGCCGCACCAATTTCTGGAACAGGTAGCAACTGGATTGTCTTGAGTGATGGCGCAGGCAATGTGCGACAAGCCATGGACTCCGCAGGCAATGCTCAGTTTCTCTACGGCGCTGTGGTGGTGTACGCACCTGCCCCAGCAAGTTTTTCTGCCCTTGCAACGCTGACCAATGCTAACTTGCAGACTCAGCTTATTGTTACAACAGGCACTGCGTACACATTAACCATGCCTACAGGGTCTACTTTAGACACTTTAATTAGCTGGTCAGGCGATGACCTTGGGTTTGATTTTTCAATAATTAATACCGCATCTGGTACGGTTACGATGGCGGTCAATACCGGGGTTACAAACATCGGTACTCTTACGGTGTTGACCGGCATTTCTGCCCGATTCCGTATTCGCCGCACCGCAGCCAGCAACTACATCGTGTATCGCATTGGCTAAAAGATTTATATGAGTGATATTGATACCAGATTTACCAGCCACGAGCTAGTTTGCGCTGAGAGATACGCGCAGATCAATGCTCGATTAAAACGCTTAGAGGGCGTAATTATGAAGACCGCCGGGGTGCTTATTGTTAGTATGTCTGCTATCGTTTACGCCAGCCTTACGTTACATCGGTAAGCATGGAATTCTTGGAGGCATTGGCAAAGGGTTGGCCCATGCTGCTGGCGCTGATAACGCTAATCATCGTGTTGGCAAAAATGGATATAAAAATTGCCGTGCTTGAGGAAAAAGTTAAATCGCTGTTTGAAATTTTTAATAGAAAAGACAAATGAAAGCCAAGTTGACTTTTGCTGTGACGTTAATGGTGAGCCTAACGCTATGCGTTGTTGTTGTTGGCATGGTTGCGGTGTTGATGATTGGGTTGTTTGACGAAAAAGTGGACAACAGCGAAATCTTCAAACTGATTAGCCCTGCGTTCCAGACCATCGTCGGTGGTTTTATTGGTTTGCTTGCAGGTGTCAAGCTGTCCCATGATGACGAGGAAACAAAATGATTCCAATTGTTGCATCCCTTCTTGGTACTTTGGCTCAGAACGGTCTGGGCCTTTTGTCATCTGCGCTTCAAGCAAAAGGCAAAGAGGTCGTTGAGAACGCTTTGGGCGTCAAGATCTCAGACAGCCCTAGCCCGGAGGAGGTCTCTAAACTACGCCAACTTCAGTACGACCACGAAGAACGATTGATTGAACTTGGGATCATGAAAGCCCAAGCCGAGTTGGAAGAACTCAAGGTGTTTGCTCTGGCCGCTCAGAACGAGGATAACAACGTCTCAGACCGCTGGAAGGCGGACATGGGTAGTGACTCTTGGCTGTCCAAGAATATTCGTCCTATGAGCCTTGTAGCCATCTTCGTGGGGTACTTTATCTTTGCCATGATGTCAGCATTCGGCTTGAACGCCAACGAGTCCTATGTGCAGTTGCTTGGGCAGTGGGGAATGCTGATCATGGGTGCCTATTTTGGTGGCCGCACAATTGAGAAGCTGGCCGACATGAGGAGTCGAAAATGAGCCTATCACAAGAACAGGCAGCTTTCCTGTTGGACATGTGCCGGCTGATCCAGCACGCCACTGAGCAAGGGTTTATGGTGACGGGCGGTGAATTGGCCCGGACGCCAGAGCAGCAAGCCCTCCATGTCAAGGCCGGCCGGTCCAAGACCATGAACTCTATTCACCTCAAGAGGTGCGCCATTGACTTGAACTTCTTCAAGGATGGGCGGATAATCTGGGACAAGGGCATCATTGCTCCGCTGGGCGCTTACTGGGAATCTTTGCACCCCAAAAATCGGTGGGGCGGCACATTTAAATCTCTGGTTGATTGCCCGCACTTTGAACGCAACGTCGGATAACGGAGAACAAAATGACAGTCGCAGCCGTAATGACGTATGACTCTCTGGTCAACGACATTCAGACCTATCTGGAGCGCACAGATCAGCAGACGCTAGACAAAATTCCGCAGTTCATCATGCTGGCAGAGCAGATTATTGCGGCTGAGATCAAATTCCTTGGCAACCTGACTGTGGCCACGAGCACCATGGTTGCGTCTGAAAACGTAATTCCCAAGCCCGGACGCTGGCGCAAGACGGTTTCAATGAACGTCACCGTGGCAGGCAAGCGCCAGCCTGTGCTGCTCCGGACCTACGAGTACATCCGCGAGTATTGGCCAGAGGCGGCCAGCACGGACGTGCCGCTGTTTTTTTGCGACTACGACTACACGCACTGGCTGGTGGGGCCCACCCCCACACTGGCCTACTCCTACGAGGTGCTGTACTACGAGCGCTTGCAGCCTTTGGACTCATCGAACCAATCAAGCTGGTTCACCCAGTACGCCCCACAGGCGCTGCTGTATGGCACTTTGCTGCAAGCCATGCCGTTCATCAAGAATGACGAACGCATGCCCATGTGGCAAAGCAACTACGACAAAATTATTGAAGTCCTGAAAACGGAGAACGTCATTCGTGCCGCTGATCGTCAGGCGATTGTGAGGGATTCATGAGTTTTAATAGCCCATTTACCGGTCAGGTAATTCAACCGACCGACGTTTCCTACCGCGATATTACGCTTTCCGCCGACAGTACCTTGACGTGGCCAATCAACGGCAGTGTCACTGACAACGCCGCAGCGCGGATCATGGATGTTACGTCGCTCTCGAGCGGCTTGGCGTTGGCCGGCGTCCTTGTTGCAGGCACGGGCGGGGAGTGCTCTTGCACCACAACCCCCAGCCTGTTTGTTGGCCAAGCCGTCGTTGTCACTGGGGTTCTAACCGGCACGGCAACAGGCATCGTCAGCGGCAACACCTACTACATCATTCTCACCAACGGCGCAACGACCTTCACCCTGTCGGCAACTTCAGGCGGCACGGCGGTGGCCACCACGGCCGGCACGACGACCGGCCTGACCTTCACGCTTGACTCGTTCACCTTGGACATGCCGCCTGCAAATCAGGCGTCCGTTGGCATTGACGCCTTGTTCCGCAACGTCGGCTCCTACAGTTTTGAGGTCAGGGATTACGACGGGGCCACAATCGTCACCATCGCGGCTGGTGAGGCCAAGTACATCTACCTAACCGACAACGCCACAGAGGCCGGCACATGGGGCCTGATAGCCTTTGGCGTGGGTACATCCAACGTCGATGCGGCCACCCTTGCTGGATTTGGCCTCAAGGCCATCTCTAACACCTTAAACGGGGCTATTGAGGTCAACACCTTTGCGTCCAACTACACCGCTTTGGCCACGGACCGGGCCTCAACTTATGTCTGGACTGGCGGCGCTGGCACCCTAACCCTAACGTCAGCCGTTACATTGGGCAATGATTGGTACATGATGGTTCGCAATGGCGGAACTGGCACGCTGACCATTGCGCCATCTGGCGGTGACCTGATCAACGGCGCTGCAACTATTGCATTGCAGCCTGCTGACTCTTGCGTGCTTTGCTGCTCCGGATTAGCCTTCTTCACAGTTGGTTTGGGCCGTAATGTTCAGTTTAATTTCACCCAACTCACCAAAGCTGTGGTGTCTGGCAGCTACACCCTGACCGCCGCCGAGGCCGCCAACACAATTCAAAAGTACACGGGCACCCTGACAGGCAATGTGACTGTGGTGTTGCCGCAGACTGTTCAGATTTACTACATAACGAACCAGACCAATGGTGGCGGGCCCGGCTATCAGATTACCTTTACCACAAGCGGTGGCGGGTCCACGGCAATTGTTCCAGCCAGCCAGCAGGTGATTTTGCTCTGCGACTCAATCAACTTGCTCAACGCCTCTACGATTGCCGCCGGTGCGTCCAGTGTGTCTTTAGTGGACGGTTCGGTGGGCGCTCCGGCGCTAAACTTTTCAACGGAAACATCAACGGGCGTTTACCGTCCCGGCTCTGGTGAATTTGGTATTGCCATCTTGGGCGTCAAGTTGTTTGGGCTGACCGCCACCGGGCTGAACATTCCCGGCACAGGGAACTTTACTGGGGGTGTTCAGGGCGGGGTTTTCTGATGGCCACTAAGGTTTTTACCCTTGATGCACAACCGGGCATCCAGCGCGACGGCACGATATTTGACAAGGTGTTCTACACCGACGGCGAGTGGGTGCGCTTTCAACGTGGCCGTCCCCGCAAGATTGGCGGATTTCGCGTCATTTCCGATCAGCTTACAGGCCCATCTCGTGGGATCTGGGTAAACCCGCAGAACGGCTTCACCTCAATTTTCAGCGGTTACAACGATGGCCTGCAAGTCCTGACCATTGACAACAACGGTATTGGCGCAGGGGCTGTAGATTTTACGTTGGCCAATTTCACGGCTTCAGATTTAAACCTCTGGCAATTTGATGGGTTTTATGACGTTGGTGGTAATGGCATTCAGTCGCTTGTGGCCCACCCCGGTCTGAACCTTGACTCAATCAGCAATGACGTTGATACGCCTGTGCTGATTGGCGATATTAACGGGTTAACAATGTCAAGAATCGGTGTTTTTACCGATGCCAACGCCTACATAAACAGCACAACATCTGTCACGATATCTGAAACAAACACTTTGATTGGCGCTGGCCAGACCGTGACCGGCACAAACATA